CAAAGTGCCTTCTCAACAGTACGAAATTTGCTCATCTCATTTAAGGCCTGACGAACGTATTTCTCGTTGCCAGGTGCCATCAGATCAATGCCCTTCTCAAGCAACCACTTGTGAACAATGATCATGGGTATCGTGCCGATCTTGCGAAAGTTACCGCTCTTGGAGAACCCATTACGGGTCTTGTTGCGGTACTCAGTGGCATCATCAATAGCTGGTTCAACGTCCTCGGTACGGCGAATATACATTCGCTCCGAGTTCAAACCATCAAAGATGAATTCTTCCTTGCTCATTTGGGGAAGATCGGCTTGCTGGGCTTGGGTTTAGTCTTCTTCATTTTGTTTTCTCCGGAAAAATCTGAGTTGAAGCCACACGCGGAGCAACAACAGGGGCAACAACAGGTGCAACAACAGGAGCCGGGGAAACTTTCACCACCCAAGGCGGATCCACGTCTTCCTCGATCATTTCCACATCGTCAGTATCTAGAAAGAATTTGGCTTTGTTTTCATCAACAATAAAGCCTTCCTCATCACCAATTGCGATGAAACGAGGGCGATAGGGGTCTAGCATTGACCGTGTGATCGGGCGAATGCGGCAGAACTTGACTTCTTTCTTGATTACAGCTTTGGCCATTTTTTTCCTCTATCTGTTGTTAGTTCCCTCGGAAGGCGGCTCGGGGAGAATCGGGACCTTCCGAGGGGTGCTTTGCGCGGGTGCGCGATGCAGGTTTAGCCGTTGGTGTCGCGAATGACAGCAATGGCCTTTTCGTTGCCGACTTCCAGGGTGTACTCCGACTGAATCAGCTTGTTCTCGGTATGGCCAGTACGGGCCAGATCGAGCTGACGAGTGGGCTGGAGGTTGGCGATCTTGATGAGCTCCTTGTCAAGGATGAACACATCACGTGCTGGTGAGAAGCGGTCCGGCACAATCTGTACCTGCCCGAAATCACTTTCGTAGATGTCAATCGCGCTGACGATCTTCTTGTCGTCGGCGTTCTTGTACTTCGTCGCATTGCCGGTAAAGGTCTTAGAGATCAACCGCTTGTTGATCGGCGAGCACAACACCACAGTTGGATCGCCGCCCTGCGTCCACACTGCCTGGATCGCGATGTTCAGCATGTCCTCGCTAAGGTCACGCAGGTCGCCGTTAACGGCTGCGGCGTTCGGATAACCGTTAGTGGTGCCCGAGAGCGTCGGCGATGCACCCGTAGTGGCACCAAGTTGGTCATTGGTGATCGAGAACGCAGAGAGACCGGCGGCCTCGCGTGTCGTGGCACCAGCCGCAGCACCGGGGACGGCAGCGTGGTTGGCGGTGAGCATTGCTTCCTTGTCGCGCTTCAGTTCCTTGAGCTTCCAGGCAATCTGCTTGGAGAGCTTTTCAACTTGCGCCGCGCCATCAACGCGCTGCGAGGTATCGGTCACCTTGACCACCTTGTCGGAGATCTGAGTGTAGTTACCACGACGCAGAGCCAGGCGAGCAGCGTCAATCGCGGGAGCGTCTTCGCCTTCAGGTACGCGGTTCGATGCGTCCACGGAGGCAAGCTCGACGATCGGCCACTCATGATACTTGTTGGTGACAGAAGTAGAGCCAGCAATTTTGCTCATGAAGGGAGTTTCGGTCGGCGAGATCATGTTCTCAGCATCCGAAAGGTCCTCGCGGATAGTGATCGAGTCGTAGGTTTCGAGTGCGGCAGCATTAACAGCCATTGTAGTTCTCCATAATTGGGTTTAAGTTCACAGTGTTGTGAAGCTTTTTTGCCCTAGAACTATGTCTGTCGCGGCAGGCTTCGGTAGTCCGGCACACGTCGGGTTTAGCGGTCAAAGACCCCCTCCTCGGTATGCAATGGTAGTTAGCGATCATTTTCTCTTGATCAGCAAAAGTTTGGCAATGTCCTCGGGCTTGCCAGATGCTTTCGCTCTGGCATAAGTAACCGCGAGTTCTTTTTTGCGGGTTGATTGAGGTGTTCCACGTTTTGCAGAAGGTTTCAACAGTGTTTTGGGCACAATTTTCTCTCCAATAGCTGCTGCTTTTTGCTTAGACTGGGCCTGATGGTACTTTGCAGCATCTGCAAGAACTAGAATAAGCCGATGATCTACCACTTGACCGAGTTCTTCTGGTGAGAAGCCATACGAAGAAGCAGCCTCATTCAACTGCCTCATAACAGTCTTGGCTTTCTCTGGTACAGCAAAATCAGGAATCTTATGGAGCAAAGTAGTAGCTTCTCTCCGCGCATAATCTTGCCAAGCAAGACCATTCAATCGTGCTTGTTCCGTTGCAATACGTTGCCTTTCCTGCGTAATACGATTGCGAGTATCTACCGCATCACGAGCCTTCTCACGTTCTAAAAGATATCTTCCAGGATCTTCTGTCCGAAGTTTCTCCCAATTGACATTGGGCTCAATATGTTTCTGAAGAATCAAATCGAGGGCATTGAGCTTCTCTGCCTCTACATTCAGAGCATGATATAGAGTGTTACCAACCTCGTAGACCTTAGACTTGGTCTCAGTGGCCTCCTGCAGCCGGCTCTCGATGGCCGCTTCACCTGAGTACCGCGCTTTAAGATCTTTCAATTTTACTGCTTTAGTTTCTCCGTCGACCGTGACATCGATTTCGATATCATCGACGTCAATGTCTTCGATGTTTTCTTCCGAACCGTCTTCATCCTCTTGAGCAGGTTCTTCACCCTCCTCAACATCACCTTCGTCGGGTGTAACATCGTCGTCACCCTCTGGACGCCGTTTGGGCTCTTCTCCATCGTCAAACGTGATACTGTCCAAATCTGGGGTTTCTACCACCAAACTTTTAGCGACTTCGTCCAGGTCTTTCTCTTCAAATGCTTCAGCCATTGCTAACCATCCTGATATCATTGGCGATCTTCACGAGCTGACCCTGCAGTCTCGTAAGCGCCTGTGCATCGTGATACAACCGGTCCCGCTCTTCTTCCTTCTCCGTAGCGAGCATCGCAGCTGCGATTTCATCTTTGATGCCTTTAATCATATCGGCAAACAGTGGATTATCCACAATATCCCTGACCAATGATTTCCGGCGAAACTCCAAGTCGTCCATAGGATCTTTCTTTCTTATATTGAATGGTAGAATCTTTAAAAGATCCTCATTCATTGAATCTGTTCTTTACGTGGTGTTGCCACCTTCAATTCTGTCTGCGCGATCTTCTGCTCGGACACGTCGGCCTCTTTCGTCCTAACAGTAAAGTCCATGTCCATCTTGTCGCGCTCGCGATCGTCCTTAAGATAAATATCGGTCATCTTAAGCTGACTGTCGCTCTTAAGCGCCATAATCTCAGCCTGCATGTTCTGCAGTTGCTCGTCGTATTTCCTCTGCATATCTGCCATAGCTTGCTGATGCTTGAGTTGATTTTTCTGCTGCTCAACCTTTACCATGTCTACCATGGCCTGTGCCTGCCCCATCTGGGCATTCATCATATCTTTCTGAGCTTTCTGCTGCTCCTGAGCAGCTGCGTTAGTCTGCTCATCCATCTTCGTAAGTTGTTCCTCAGGTACAACAGGAAAGAGAGCTGCAGTGTTGTGAATACCACTGAGGCGAAGCATCGACGACAATGTCTCACGAAGCTGTGTCCAACCAGCAACTGGATTTGACATACCCAATTTCTCAGCAATTTGCTGCTGAATTGGGAATATCGTCGAATAGGCAGCTTTTTTCTCTTCAATTCGTCCTGAACCAAGTCCAACGGCGATCCGAACACTTACTTGGTCATGCCACCACCCCGGCGTGACTTTCAAATAGTTTTCTTGCTGCTTAATAGACTGTTTTCCCGGCAATTCATGCATTGCAATACGCAAAATACACAAAAATAGATCTTTTACTCCTGTTTCCCCGAGATTACGAGCCATCATCTCAACACGAGCATCAGACCCAGCCACAGTGGCTGCCGCAGCTACTTGAGTAGTCGATTGAAGGGCGTCAGAATTAAGCCCTTGAGACAAAGAAGTAATTCCAGACCGTTGTTGAGACACCTCATCTAGGTATTGAAGAACAGGAAGCGTCTGGCCAGCCACAAATGGAGTCGCCAACTCTTCAATCTGGCCCATTTGGCGTGTACGGATAATTGCCCCGATTTCGCCGTTCTTGACATCTTCTAGATTAACAACAGACTCATTAACCACAGTACGGGGATTATTCGTTGCTGCCGTATTATTGATAATGGACCGAAGAAGCGACGTCTGCGCATCCTGATCTTGAACAAGATCTTCTGCCAAACAAATAGGATGCATCACATGCGGTTGGAGTTCTGATTTGAAGACCGCATAAGGAACAAAATTCACAGGTTCGTTCGACAATACCTTGTATTTCGACCCGCCACACGCTATGCGACGAAGTTCAGCAATTCCATCTCCATCAACATCCATACGGATATACGTCTCAGTAAACAAGAACAATTTAGCTGATGGATCAATTTGTGGCGATCTGGCTTCATCAAGATCGCGAACATAGTTTTGACGTTCTTCGCGTTCTTGATTTATTGAGCTACTATCATCTAAATCTTCAATATCTTCATACTCAAAGCCCATCTCGACACCATCAGATATCGAGATATCTCGTGTATGCGCGCACATAAATGCATCATTCGCGGTAAGTGCAGCCGAATCAATCAAAAATTCTTCGGGTGGAAGAGCCTCTACGCGCCAAATATAACGAATTGACTGCTGAGTTGCTACACTTTCAGTGTCTGATTCTTCAGTAATCATGCCCATTTCGGGCATCATAGGCATGCCAGCTAGAGCCGGGGTGGGAAACGTGCGGTGGGAGACGACAGTACGTTTCTCTAGCGATACCTTTACAACACCAATTTGCGACTTAAGCGAATCGGTAGCCGCTTCAATAAATGCCTTGTACCCACCACTCTTCCAGAAGACCGAATTACAGAAAACGGTGATGTCAGTGCACATCTTCTCGTCTTCTTCATCGTCAGAGTAAAACTCCGCAATCTGGTCTGTCTGCGTAAAGATACGAGCAATGGAAGGAATTACAGATTTAACTCCATCGCGAACCTTTGTGACGACAACCTGCGACCGACCCTTTACTATAGGAATCGTAGTCTCGCCCTGATAGTATTTGTCAATCAGTTCACGTCGTTGGGAGAGTTCAGAATCACGGAAATCTGTCGCTGCATCAAGTGCATTGCGCACAGTATTCTGGATTTCGTCCTCAGTTAGAGGCCGAAGTTTGGTTGATTTCTGAGTGAGACCAGATTCAAACATTATGCAAATACCCCTTCACGAGATACATGCTTTTTCCAATCCGACCGATTAACATCACTAAACATTAAACCACCTTGAACAGCATACCGCATGGCATCCGCACCATGGCTCGCCCAGTCATGCAAAGGTGTCGTTTTCTGGGTCATATTCTTTTCGTCATATGTCGCACGATACATGCGCAATGAAGCAATTCCTGCTTCGCACCCATCCACATCGAAGAACATCTTCGGCATCACCGCGCGAACAGCATTGATACCATCTTCCACCCGTTCAGCTGTCAGGCACACTGTTTTGCACCCACGCTTCTCAAGAAACTCAATGCGTGTATATCCCGTCTGCAATTCTCGTGCTTGTGCATCATGGGGGAGTATATGAAGCCCAATCTTAAAGGGCAACGAAGCTAACCAATCTACATAGTAGTCCAATGGCTGAGAGAAGTTCTCAAAAAACTTTAAGAAATGCCACTCCA